GGCTGGCCGCGCCACCCACACCTGCTAACAGAAAGATCACGCCAAGCACTATCAGCATCGTCCCTGGCCCAAACGCCATCCATATGCCTGCCGCCAACAGCAGCAGACCCGTCAATGCTAGATAGTCCCACTTGTCCAGTTTCATGCTCACCAATAGAAATGCGCCCCAGTCGCCACGCATTGCTGCGTTTTGGCCGAGGCGCTTAAACCTGCGCTCTGTATGCGGTTGTGATTAGTTACCGCTCGTACGTCACCACCAGTTGCGGCTTAGGCTTCCACACGATGGCGCCCAACCCGCCCGTCAGAATGATGCGCAGGCAACCCGCCCGCGGCTGCTCGCTCACCACATTCGTCACACGCCACCCCTGCGCAGCCAAACGCTCCGCATCCTTCCTGTACGCTTGATCCGTCTTGTAGCGTTTCACTTCGACCACTGTTGTCGCTCCTTAATTGCGTTAGGTCGATATAGGCGCCGAAGCCACGATCTTTCACAAACATGATACCACGCTCGAAATCAATCTTACAGATGAATCGCTTAGTCGCCGGGTGATAGATCGCCGTGTACTCACTCACAGAGTCAGAATCCCCCGCTCCTCGTATACAGATTCCGTGTCGGCGTGCCTCGTCGCCCGGTCCAACCCCATCAGCAACGCCACCATGCCGTCAATCTTCTCAGTGCTCGCTTCCTTGTCCGGCTTCAGGTTGCCCGCGGGGTCCTGCCGCGCCACCAGATTGTGCGCCATCCAACTCAGCACAGGATTGCCCCCGTGTGCGATATCCCGTGCCAGAATCAGCTTTTCTAGCTCCTTCATCGGCGCATTCATGCTGGCGAACCCCTGCCCAAACTGCACCATCTCCATGCCCTGCTCAGTCAATACCTGGGATACCCTAGCCGCGCCCCAACGGTCGAACGCAATTTCCTTGATGTCGTACCGCTGCGCATCCTGGTCTACCTGCTCAAAAATATACTCGTAATCGACCACATTGCCAGGAGTCGCCGTAATGTAGCCCTGACGCACCCATGCCTCATACGGCACACGGTCCCGCCGCGACCGCTCGTGCATGGCGTCCTCCGGTATCCAGAACCGGCACAATGCCCGGTACGGATCGCCTTCCTGCTCAGGCGGGAACACGAGCACTAACGCCGTGATGTCGGTCGTGCTCGACAGGTCCAACCCGCCATAGCAGATACGCCCACGCAGCCCATCTGCGTCCACCGGCTCGCCACAAGCCGTCCATTTCTCCGGGTCAATCCACCGCGTCTCCGCCTGCGTCCAGATGTTCATGTGCAACCGCAAAAACGCATTCAGCGCAGACGGCATCTCGCGCGCCTTCGCCGCCTTGCGCTGGAGATCGTCCACCTTCACACTCACGCCCAGGTTCGGGTTCGCCTTCACCCAGACCGTTTCGTCGTTCCAATCGTCTCCCTCATCCAGCGTGTAAACCAGACCGAAGAACGAATCGTCCTTCACCACGCCATCGAGCACCTTCTCGGTGTACTCATGCAGCTCATAACACAGCGATTTGCGGTCAAAGCCCGCCGTGGTGATGGCAAACATCATGGGTTGTCGCCGTGCGCCCGTCGCCGTCTCTAGGATGTCCCACATCTCGCGCGTCTTGTGGGCGTGCACCTCGTCCACAATCGCCCCGTGGATGTTCAGCCCGTCTAGACTGTCCGCATCCCGGCCAACCGGCTCAAATTTGCTGGCCGTATCCACGATGTGCAGATTATCCTTCACCACACGAATCACACGGCGCAAATGCGGGCTGCTCTTGACCATGCGTGTGGCTTCGCTGTGGGCAATGCGCGCCTGGTCCCGTTTCGTCGCCGCCGTGTAAATCTCCGCGCCCGGCTCGTTGTCGGCCAGCATCAGGTACAGCCCCACACCCGCCGCGCTGGTCGTCTTGCCGTTCTTGCGCGCCACTTCCAGATACGATGTACGGAAGCGCCGCAACCCGTTCTCCCGTCGCCACCCGAACAGCGTCCACAAATGGAATTGTTGCCACGGCTCCAAGCGCAGCGGCGTCCCTGCCCATTCGCCCTTGCTGTGTTTGAGCAGGCTAAAGAAGTCGATGGCAATTTGCGCCGCCTCCCGGTCGAACCACAGGCCGCGTTCTTCGCCCGTCTCCAGGTCGCGCAGATGGCGCTCGCAGGCTTTACGCACCCACTGGCACGCAATCTGTTTGCCTGTCAACACGTCATCGATGTACTGTTCAGCCGGATGCATTCGCCTTCGCCCGCTGCAATATGGCCTCGAACGGGTTCTCGACCTTCTCGACCTTCTCAACCTGGATGCGCGTCCGGGCGCTTGGCGTCATGCCAAATTCGCTCAGGAACATGTGCATACCCTTCATGGCGTCATTCGCCACGCTGATCCACGGGTTCTGTCGCCACATGCCGTTGGCGCTCTGGTAGACCAGCTTCACCTCGTCACGCTGCAAATGCTGCTCCGCCTCCACCCAGCGTGCCCACTGCACGCAATACGCCGCAAACGCCGCACGGTCCACAACGGTCAGCAGCCCCAGCCGGTGCAGCTCGCGCCCCATGCGCTTCCATTCCCGCTTTGCCTCCGCGTCCAGGTGCGCCGGGCATGTCGGCATTTTGTCTGCCGGCTGCGGCTCGTTCTTGGGCAGCGCCCGCTTGCCGGGATTGCCCTCAAGCAGCTTCATGCGTGTCGGCTTCGGCGCCGGTCCCCTAATCCCCATAATCATTTACCCCAAATCAATCCGAAACTCGCGGCGGAGAGAAGTTTGC